CCATTGTGCTTGGCTCTGAAACGGCATACTAGCCCTGCCTTCGTATCTGGTATGCAAATGCCCGGTTCATAATCCCTTGCATGAGTCTGCTGTACTTCGTTATCGCAGCGGCGCGCCATTCACGCGCCTTGGTGCCGGGGTGCTTTACCGATATACGGTAATTCATCTCAGTAGGATAGCGAGCATTAACACTACTCAATAGCCCGGGCTTGGTTTTTGCCCCGTAGCTCCCGTAGCCGTCCCACGCAAACCGCAGATATTTGGCGCGCTTGACGCGTATGATATGCGGCCGGGTGCCACGTTCGAGCATGCCCCATATTTCGTCAGTGGTATAGACCTGCTGGGTGGCGCCACCGTCTAGCTCTTTGCGCTCAAATGTCGGCTTGTGATCCCACGTATTGGTAGTAGCCACGAAATCAACGCGTGCGGCCTCGGCCGTATCGCGCATGGTGTTTAGGATAGCGCGGCGCAATCCGTCGGGGTTGAGCGCGTTTTGTGGCACAATTAGTTTTATCACTGTAGCACCCCATCGCGTATCTGCAATGGCGACCATTCGCGTTCACGCGCAATGCACGTTCCGCAACTGTCAGTCGCCGACCGTCGCCAATAGCAATCGTAATTTTCCTCACCGTCAAGCGGCACAATATCCCATGAGCATTTGCAATTGGTATGACAGATGGTGCCCTCCCCGGGATAGGCCGGGAGCGGGAGCCCACCGGTTGCCATCTGGCTAAATGCTTGACGCAATGCCCCGGCGTACATATCAGCACGCGCCCGATCACGCGCCCCGAACGCTTGCCCGCTTGCGAGCTCACCCGCAAAATTGGCGAGGTAATCGAGCTGGGTTTGGATTGTGTCGTTGATGGATTGTTGTTGCGATGGAGTGAGCGGTTTCCCTTCGTTGCCGACAATGGCGGCGGCGTTGTGGTAGGCCGCGAGCAAATCTGATAGCTGGTTTTGCCACTGTGTAATATCGTCGTCGGTCAACTCACCGGCGTCACTGAGTGCCATCATGCGCTGTGAGAGCGCGCTGATTTGGCTTTGCAGATTGGCTATCAGTGCATCAAGCGCGGCGCTCATGATGACCTCATCACCGATTTCGCCAGCCGCATTGCCCGGCGTTTGTGGTCGTCACTCAATGCATCAACCTTTTCACGCGCAACCACCGGCGCGGGTGATTCTCCCGCCCACGTATCACGCGTGCGATAGGCGGCGCGATCAATACGCTTGGCAATCCGAGAGAGTGCTTTTAGGCGGCGGCGCAAATTATCATCTTTTTGCACGTCCAGCACTTGGCCGTTAACCGTCGGTACCGTCTCTTGGTTGCCGTCCGATTGTTGCACTTCTGACCCCGATGCAATGCTATCGTCATCGGTCACACTCCCCCCGGCGGTGCTGTCGGTTTGGAGAAATTCTTTGGGCATGTAGCCGTCGTCTACCAACACGTTTAGCGCTTGATTGGCCGTGATGATTTGCGCATCGGTGAGGGTCTTGAGTGCCGTCGCATACGCCCCGAGCGCTTGCGCTTTTGCCTGCTTGTCTTTGGTGTCACTCTGGGCAAATGCAAACGTCGTAGCCGTTGGCAGCACGTCGTTGGTGATTGCGTGAGCAAACTGTTTGCGCCATGCCGCGAGCCCGCGCCCTTGGGCGCTTTCCTCAAGTACTACGGATTGGGTGCCCGTCCCGAGCCCTTGGCCACTGAGGGGCTGAATCTCACCCACGAACACCCCGAGCGCGTTGGCATAGCGCAGGTAGGCGTCTTTGCGTTCACTGTCGGCGTTGAACCCGTCCGGGATTTCGGCAAGCGGGATAGTCACCAGCCCGGGCGGCTCGTCTTTGAGCATGGGGATAATGGTAGACCCCTTATACACCACAAAGCCCTTGCCCTTGGTGTCGCTTTCGCTTGACTGTAGCGCACCGTCCAGCTGAGCCGGGGTAATGCCGTTGATGATATGAATGGCAAGGTTACGGCGGCCGCTTACCTTTTCGCGCACGTAGGTTTCAATGGCAACCATTTTGAGAATGGTTTCCCATGCGCGACGAGCGGCGCAAATACCGAACCCGCGCAGCTCCACCCGTGACGCGGGCATGTCGGCCAGCATGATCACGTCGTGGTCGTTGAGCAAATGCTGCGTGCCGTGGCTATCGACGTAGACCACCGGCTTTCGTGGATCACCCGTGCGATAACAGCGCAGACTATCGAGGTGACGAAGTCCCAACACGCGCGAGCCCGCGGCGTTGGATTGGCGCACGATTTCGATAAAGCCCCCGTTATCGGTGAGCAAAAAATCACGGAGGTGACGCGACAACCCACGGCCGTATGCCCCGTCAAAATTGAGCATGAGATCTTGGGCGCGCTTGATGCGGCCGGTGCTTTCGGTCGCGTCTTTGATGGTATATCCGAGCGCGACCTGCTGACTAATCGCAGTATGCACTGCAGATGCCCACATGTTTTCAATGAGCGGCGATTCGGATAGAATCACGTCCCCATTTTTCGAGCCATAGAGCGGCAGCCCGTTCGCGCCTTTGATGCCCTCTAAGAGCCCTTGCCCCCAATAGGCACACCAATTGGTGGGGCCGAGAAATACGGTGATAGTGCCGCTTTTTTCGGCTATCTGTGCGTCGTTTTCGGTTACGGAACGCTTTAATACATCGTCAGTCATGCCGCCCTCCTGTGCATAGCATAGCACACTGCTAATAGAGATTCAGAGAAAGCGCACGCGAGGCGGCCATGGATAGCGCAACCGCGGCGTCGATTTTCAGGTGGGCGGCGCGCTTGATGATGCGGAGCTTGTGCCCGCTGTCATCTACCTTTGCATCGGCGTTTTGCAGATGGGTGCGCAGCACCGGCGCGCTCCCATCGTGGTACAACCGGCGTTGCACGATTTGCGTGCGTAAGCTGGCATCGGCTTCGAGCCGATCGCCCTGCTGATTGAATGCAGAGCACCATACCACGTCCTGTAGCCGCTGTGCAAAGTAGTGAAGCTGGTATGGATCGTATGCAACTTGTACCACGTTGTAGCGGTCAATGAGTGCTCGTAATTCGGTTTCGATGTCGGTGAAATCGAGCGGGGTGCCGTTGGGTTCCCACACGCGCACGTAGCGGACGGCCAGCTGGTCGTCATTGAGCCGTGTCACTCCCACGACCGCAAACGTGTCACCACTAATTGCGGCGTCAACCCCCAGCACCATGGGCGTGTATTCGTCAAGCGGTGGCAACGTGACGGCGCACGCGTCCCACATGGCCATAGACGGCAAAAATGCCTCATCGGCGTCGGCGTCTACCCATTCACCCAGGTACAATCGTGCGTAGCGCGGGCCGGTCATGGCTTGCAGTCGGCTGATGGTATACCGCCCGGCTTCTGTCCAATCGGTGCCATCATGCAGTCGTGGATTATCTTCATGCCGGGATTGAAGTAGCGTGAGACTCCCGGCTTTCTGTCGTTGCAATATCCAGTGGTCAGGATAGGACGGGTTGCAATCGCCAAATAGCATTGGCCGTTGGATAATCCCCGAGCGACCAGTAGTACGGCTGGTGAGCGTTTCCCAATCCTCTGCGCCGAGCTCTTCGGTCTGATTGATATAGACCCCGTCAAACTCCCCTGACAGCGTAGACCCGCTGTCATCAAGCCCGGCAATGCTGACACGCGACTTGTTGGGATAGATGTATAAATACGGCTTGGTTTCCCCATACGCTTTGGGAACCATCGGCCCCAATTCAATAACCCGTTTCCATGTTTGAATCGCGGTTTCATATATCCATGCACGCACTTTACGGGCAATGACAAACCGCGCTTTGGGGTACTGCATGGCGAGCGTATGGAGCCGGTACATGCTGGCAAACGTTTTGCCCGTTTCGGCTGGCCCGCTCATAATCCACTCAGGATCGGTGATGGTTTGTGCGGCGGCGGCGGCGCCACGAAATACAAGCGGATTGGCGCGCGCTTTCTCCCGACGGCGGCGCTCAAGCTCAAGCTGTGCAAGCAGTAGTGTGCTATTGGAGCCGCTGGATAAGTTGTGCGAGCTCGTCATCGGATAACCTCCCCAGCTCGTCCGGCGTCATGGTCATGTTCACCTGTTTGACCGGCATGTCGAGCCCGAGCAGCTTGGAGCGGCGCTCCATAATCCGCAATGCGGTATCAATGGCCTTTGGATCACCCTCACCAATGCGCGGCCGTAATGCCGCTTGGAGCCCGTCGAGCCGGTCAAGCTCAAGCGCGCGCCATTCATCGGCATTGGTGAGCGCTTCGGCGCGGAGGTCGGCCAATACGGCACTGATATGCCGCAATACGTGCACATGCGATATACCGAGCCGGGCACCAATCTCGCGTACGGTGAGCCCTTGGCGGCGCAATTCAAATGCCCGGGTACGCGTTTCGGCTTGGTTTGGGTTGCGAGTCATGATGGTACCTCGCTATGATGGTACATATCAACACACAGCAACGGCGATTCGACGGCGTAGTAAGCGATGCGCTTTTGTGCGATTTCGACGTACTTCGGCGCGATGTCCATGCCGACAAAGTCGCACCCCTCAAGGACAGCGGCACATCCTGTAGAGCCCGAGCCGGTGAATGGGTCTAACACCGTGCCACCCTTGGGCGTGACCATGCGCACGAGGTAGCGCATCAGCTCCAGTGGCTTGACGGTGGGGTGAATGTTCGCACGTATAGTGTCATTAAATCCACCTTTAAAGTTTTTTTCACCTGTTCCATTCGCACTTCTCATTTGCGTTTGTTTTAACTTTGTTTCCATCCCCTCCAGCCCCGCCTCCCGCTCAGCCTTCGACGCTTTGGCGACGTAGAAAAAACGCGACGGCTCACCAAGTAAAAGCGCCGCCTCCTCGTCGAAGATGACGTTGGCAGGCCAGCGACCAGTTGATTGACTTATGACTTCTTTTGGTTTCCAATTATCGTCGTGCATTACGCCGAGCGATGACATTCCACGATTATTCATCACTTCACTCCCCACCCTCGTTCCGTCGATGTTCAGCGCACCGACACCCCACGCCGTGACGTTGTCTGCCACCGTGCCACAAAGGGGCTTCCGTGCAAGAACGGCGGGCTCGTGGGCTGGCTTGAGCGCTGTGCCCCAGCCCGTATGGTCGCCATCGAGGTTGTGCGACTTCGGAAACCCCGAGCCATAAATCCACTGTATTTGGTCACGAATCTCGAAGCCCGCATCTTCAATCGCCACAGCGAGCCGATGATACGTCCGTGAGCCGCCAAACGCAATCAAGTGCCCGCCGGGCTTCAGCACACGCAGGCACTGCTGCCACACCGTCACGTCGTAGGCAATGCCGCTGTTATCCCATGCCTTGCCCATGAAGCCGAGTTCATACGGCGGGTCGGTGACGATGCTGTCAATACTGTTGTCGGCGATGGTGGCAAGGACGTCGCGACAGTCACCGAGATGTACTACTGCCATACATCACCCCTTCACCACGCGCTTAATCAGATTCACCAAGTCAGTCACGTAAGATTTGATGTCGGGATCGGGGCTTTGTCCTGGCCATGCGTTGAACGCAAGGCGGTACAGGTAGTTGATGTCTTTGATTTTTTGCCACACCAAATCGGACACTTGAGACGGCGTGAGTAAGCCGTTAACCTGATTTTGCGTTGCGGTTAGTCGTGCGTCAAGCGATGACACAATACGCGATAGCGCGGCAACCTGTGCAGCGGCGTCGTTGGCGGTTTTGGCGGCATCGTTGGCCGTCCCTGCGGCATTACTCGCCGTTGCCTCTGCGGATTGTGCCATGACTTGCGTCGTGGCGATGCTTTGGCGCACGCTGGCGAGCTGCGAGTCGTTGACATTCACCACCGTGCTATCGGGGCAATCGGCCGGGTGAATATAGCCATCAATTGGCACAATAAACGGTTTTCGATCGGGGGTTGTTGCGAGAAAGTTGAGCTTTTTACTCATATCATCAACATAGAGCACCCCGTTGCCATTTTCCAAAAAGTACACGAGCTGAGGTGATTGCCCCGGTGGGCATCGCCACACGCGTACACCCCATGCGGTATTGGGGCCAGCATTGCCGGCGAGCGTTTGAAATATCGTACCCGTTTTGTCGGTCACCATTTGCCACAGATACGTTGGGTAGTTGTACACGCTGACAGGTGGCAAGTTACTCATACGCGCACCTCATATACACAATAGGCGTAAACGTCGCTTGAATCGGCGTTCGTAGTCACGGCGGCCGTGACGCATACCAGCGGCGCGGGTGGTGCCATCAAAAGCGACAACAACGCGTCGGGGGATACGTTGGCATAGTACTCCCCCGCTTTCAGCGTTGGCGCCCCGTCTGCGCTGTGTGAGGAACGGGTGGGGCCTGCACATGTTATCACGAGCTGGCAGTGGGGAGCCATCAACGGAAACAATGCAGGAACTAACAAATGCGGCTCGGTGTGTTCTAGCACTTCCGTACAGATGATTGTATGGAATTTGCCGCGGAAATAATCATACTGCGGGTCAAGCGTGCGAATGTCGGTGATGATGTCCACATTTGGCCCGGGCACAATGTCAACACCGGTGTACTCAAAATTGCCCCATAGCGTACGAGGTGATCCGTTAATGTCAATGCTACCAACTTCCAATACCGGCCCGCTCCACTCATGGGCGGCATGGGTGCTGGTGAGAAACTGCCACGCGTCCGTGTGCATAATCACTCCTACATCTGAAAACGATACTTTGCGACTAGCGCCCAAAATACATCCCATGGAAAGCCGTATGGATCGTACTTGCCCTGTGTATCAATCAGTGCATGCGGTACCACGGCATGTATCTGATACGTCTTGAGCCACCCAGCGACAATCTCGGCACAACTATCCACTTGCTCGTGTGGGTAGGGATCAGGTGGGTTGCGTGTGCCGCTATTGGCAAGCTCAATCCCTAGCGACATGCTGTTGGGGTTGCGGTTGCCAATGGTGCCGATAGTTGAGTAGCCGACATGGTAGGCAATATTCCCATCATCGACCATGCGAATGCGTGTTCCGTCCTTGCCAATGAGTAGATGGATAGATACGCCCGCGGGATTTTTGCGCAGATACTCGGCTTGACTCGCAAGCGTACCACCACTCCCGGTATGATGTAATACCACAATTTCGGGTGGTTGGGGGCGCGGCCCGCCTTGACTGGTTGCCGGGATTGTTTGCGTAGGATATGGCATTATCCGACTCGCTTTTGCAGCTCAGTAACGCCCATCGCTTGACCAGCGGCGAGAATGCCACTAATCACCCATTGAGCAATACTCTGTGTTGATGGAAGGTAACCGTTGGCAATCCAGAGACAGCCACATACCAGAATGCCGGTGAATATAGCGCCGATTGGCCACACGAAATTGGGTACTGTGGTATCGGTGCTTTTCACGTACAAGCGCACAATGTCAATGATGGTTTTGACCACGATAGCGGCCGCAAGAGAATTAGTGATGATGTCGGCGTTCATTAGTGCCCTCCTTTTAGCGCGTCAACGATATACGGTAATGCCGTGATGCCCGCGCTAATGACGGCACTCATGGCATAGGTTTTGGTTTCCAATCGGCGCAACCGCTCCTCAAATCGTTGTTGGTCGTTTTCGATACGCCCGACACGCGCCTCATGACGTGCAGATAAATCGTCTAGCCGCTGAGTGATGTGTAGCATATCTCGGCGTACTTCAATCAACATGTCGCGCATTTCGCGAATTTCCGGCTCCATCACGACCCCCCATACTATCCTCTTTGCTCAATCATACCATAGTGTATTTTGCGGTATACTAAGAGTGCGCTTGTCGGACGCCCATAATAAGACCCGCACCAACTCTCCTGTGGTGCGGGTCTTGTGTTATACTCGTTATGCAGTTTGCACGACGATACACCGCCATGGGGGAATCATGGCGGTTTATCGTTGATAAATATACTTGCCTACTAACGGGCTATTGATAGAACGCAAATAATTCAGCACATTTGCTCGATACACCACCCCGCGCCCTTGATCCGCACGCCCGATATACTTCACGATATGATAGTGCAAAATGCCATCTTGTGATAGCTGGTATACCGTCACGTATGTTTCATTCCACCGGTGCACAATATCTCGCAACCAATCAGCGACCACGAGCGAAATAGGGATAAATCGTGCGTACTGATAGAGCGCAGCATACAACGTTGACCGCTCGTAGTACACCATGTGGTCAACGCGTAGCATGATGGGGCGTGGACTGATGTCCTGCCATGGGCGCCGATGTGCAAACACAGCTGGCGCGGCCGCGATTAACTCCTCTGTCGATATATACCGCGCTTGGGTGGCACGCACGACCACGGCTAAATCGG